TAAAACTTAACTCATCAACCTACGGTATAGGCTCTGGCGCACTTTCTGCTATGACCGCAGCCCTTGATGGCAACTTTAATACAGCGATTGGCACTAATGCCGGTGGTGGCACAAAGGGCAATGGCGCAGGAAATAACCCGTTTGACAACACGTTTATCGGCTCAAATGCCGGTTTAGGCGTAAACCAAACGGGTGGCACAGCGTCAAATGTCGCTATTGGCCGACGTGCAATGCAGTTGCATACGGGTTGTATCGCTAACGTAATAATCGGCAAGGATGCAGGCGCAGCAATAACTATCGGCAGTAGTAATACGGGCGTTGGCGAGCAATCATTAGTTACAGCAACCACAGCGGGTCTATGCACAAATGTCGGTCGTTTTTCTGGCCGAAATATCACCACCGGCTCAAATAATACCAGCCTAGGGTATGAGTCTGGCATTCTAACCACGACCGGAGTCAACAATACCTCGCTCGGTTTCCAAGCAATACCAAGCTCAGCTATAGTATCTAACGAAATCACACTTGGCAATTCCTCAATATCTACACTCCGTTGCCAAGTGCAGACCATCTCTGCTCTGTCAGATCGTCGTGACAAAAAAGACATTGAAGAACTGCCGATTGGCATTGACTTCATCAACACACTGAAGCCTGTCAAATTTACTTGGAACATGCGTGATGGTGCAAAGGTCGGTCAGCAGGAAGCTGGATTTATTGCACAAGACCTTGACAAAGCACAGATTGATGCGTATGCTGAAGATTATCTAAGTCTCGTTCTTAAAAACAACCCAGAAAAACTGGAAGCCAGTTACGGAAAACTGGTTCCTGTCTTAGTCAAAGCAGTGCAAGAATTGTCTGCTGAAATCAAAAATCTCAAGAAGGAAATCGAAAATGGAAAATGAAATCACTGCTGAAGAAATTGCACAACACTACAGCGCAGCAATGGATTCAGTTACTCTTATTAATGCAGTCATCGCTGACCCTGCTGCGTATGTTAATGACGAAACAGTAATCCAGCGTAATGTTGATCATCTAAAGATTATGGTTGCAAAAGACTATTGGACTACTGAAGACATGACACCCTTTAATGATGCTATTGCTGTGGACACAACTGAGTTTGATAATCAGTTTAATTAAATGTTTTATTATATTTCAATAATTATAATAACAATGTTACCTACAGGTGAACCTATTAAAGAGCATTCTGTAACAGGACCATTCCCTGATATTATAAACTGTATGAACTATGCAAATGTTATTAAGCAAATAACAATAGAAGCAAACACACAAATTTTAAAATCAGAGTGTAAAGAAAAAGTTAAAAGAAGGACAGTATAATGGCAAGTACATATACAAACAGACTAGGTTTAGAAAAGCAAACTGATGGAGAAAATCCTAATAGTTGGGGTGCTATTCTAAATACCAATGTTATTGATCTTATAGATGATGCTATTGCTGGTTATGAAATTGTTTCTGTAAGCAGTACAGGTATTGTCCTTTCGGATAGTAATGGATCAACAGATCAGTCGCGTAATGCTGCTTTAGAATTTGCTGGTACACTTACAGCTAATGTAACAATTACTATTCCTGATGAAGAAAAGACTTACTTTATTAGAGAAAATACTACAGGTTCTTTTGCAGTACAGATGAAAACTGTTGGAGGAACTGCTTTAAATCTTGTGCAGGGTGAAAATACTTTTGTAGCTTGTAATGGTACATCTATTTATCGAATAGATACTCCTACCTCAGTAACTTCTTTTACAGCTAATACTCTTAATGCTACAAGCATTTCAACATCTGTTCTTGTAGCTACTAGTATCACAACATCTATATTAGATGTAACTCAAGTACAGGGTGGTGGAGCTACATTTACAGGTGCTGTATCAGCATCTACTCTTAATACAAGTGGTAATGTTGTTGCGGCTGGTACAGTAAATGCTAATACTGATATAGATGCTACTAATACAGGTAACATTACCTTAGACTTTGCTACAAAACAAAACTTTGTACTTACACTTACTGGTAATATAACTTTAACTAATCCTTCAACAGAGACAGTTGGTCAGTGTGGAGTTATTTCCTTTATTCAAGATACAACTGGTTCACGAACAGTAACCCTTGATACAGATTATGAAACAGCAGGTGGTCTTGGTTTAACACTTAGTACAACAGCAAATGCAGTAGATATTGTACCCTATTTTGTTGTAGCAAATAATAGAATTCTACTTGGCATACCTCAGTTGGCTTTTAGTTAATGACTATGTTTAGCTCAATGTGGTTTGGAAGTGAGAATACTATAGTTATTGATATCACTTCAAATACGTTTGAGCAAAATATTCTTACGCTTGCAGAGGCAAAAGGTTATGTAGCAGCTACTAATACTAGCAAGATCATTGTTAATATTGCTTCTGGTGTAACAGTCCTTGGACTAACTACATATTCACTAAGAACAGGAGCATTAAACGCTGACAGTGATGTGGTAATTAATATTAATGGAAATATTGATGGCTATACGGGAACTAGTGGTGGACTAATAGCCGTACCCGGTTCAGCAGGTGGTGATGCTATTTACTGGGAAACCAATACAGGTGGAAGCGGTTCATATGCAGTTAATGTTGCTTCAGGCGCGAGCGTTAGATCAGGCGGTGGCGGTGGAGGCGGTGGAGGAAATCGTGGCGCTTTGTATCAGTTTGCGGGTAAAAGCGGATGCGACGGTACTATATTTTATGGCTCTTACGGCTCAACAGGAGCAGCAGGTGGTTTTGGTGAAGATGGTACACAAGGCTCAAGCGGTACTTATGGTGCCGGTGAGATACAATGTGTATTTCAACCCATCGGCGCTGGTGGTGCTGGTGGCGCGGCTGGTTACGCATTACGTAAAAATGGTCGTACTATTACAGTTAATAATTCTGGAACAATCTTAGGAACTGTAGGTTAATGAAAATTTTGATACCAGCATCAGGTGGAGTTAATAGCGCCTATTCACTTCACCAATGTCTTTCCAACACAGACCACGAAATCGTGGCGTTGCATTTCGCTGAGGGCTATGAAGATGCACCAAACGAACAAAAAGAGTTTGATGCAATCTGCAACTGGCTTGAGGTAAACATCCGTACATTTAAAAGAGTATATGTTTCTCTACCTACTATTAACCATACAGATGATATGCGACCTGTTCGTTCAGGGTTTACTAAAAAGATTACCTACGCATTTGCGACGGCTAGGTACGAAAATTACGTCACACAGATTGCAGCGCATGAGGCTGACGCTATCGTAATCGGTATCAGCGTCGAAAACACCGCGACAGACCGTCACCCGATTTTGATTGGACAGGTCTACGACACAGGCGCGGCGGTGTATCTGCCGTCGATTAGCGTCACTGAGCCGGTCGCAGCGGATGCGGATTTCGACACGATTGCTGCACAAATGTCGGGCAGATTTGAGCAACTGGAAGCATTGCCAGCAGAACTGCGGTCACTAATCACAACCTGCAATGTCGATACCTGCACGGATATCTGGTGCCTTCGTTGTGCTTATCAGCGTGCATACAATCATTACGTCAGTAGCGGCAAGACAGGCCGAGATTTCGATCTGTGGTGTGCAGAGCAGGGCAGCTACGGACAGTGGCGATCTGAAGCTGATCCAACAGATTATGTCTGGCGCGGCGGATGCTGTGATGAGTGTGCGCCTCTTAATTATCTCGCTGATTTGGTTGGTCGTGAATGGCCTAGTGTTATTGAAAGTAATAATCGAATTAAGTGGTTTAATAAGAATGGAATAGATATGAGTGAAATAAAAACAGAAGAACAATTAGGTGATTTCTGTGGTCATATGGGGCTGATTAACTCAAATCGAGGGATTAACTCTGATGATATGACGGGTGATGAGTATTGGTCAGCTATATTAGAAGCAGCTAAATTAAAGAAAGATTAATGTAAATGGCAAGTTCTTCTTCTCGATTATCTAAACTTAATTTTGTACCCGGTTTTCACCGTGAGTCTACTCAGTATTCTGAGGAAGGCAAGTGGTTTGATGGTGATCGTGTACGTTTTCGTGAAGGAAAACCTGAGAATTTAAGAGGTTATCGTAAACATTATTCTGAAGATATTTTAGGAACTTCAAGAGAGTTAATATCTTGGATATCTAATAATACAGAAAAATATTTAGCTACAGGAACAGAACAACGTCTTAATATTTTGTATAATATTAATAATTATGATGTAACACCTATTATAACAATAGTAACATTAACTAGTGTAATGAATGTACAAACTGGTTCTCCTATTGTTTCTGTTAGTTTAACTAATCATGGTGTAAGTGTAGGTGATTGGATTGAATTTACAAGCACATCTTTACCCGGTTTTTCTGAAGGAACTAATTTTGCACTAACAGCTTTTGGTGGACCTACTTATAAAGTAGTAAGTAAATCAGGACTAAATAATTTTGCATTTACTGTTAATTATACAGCAGATTCTAATCTTACAGATGTAGGTGTAGCTACTTCTAACTATCTATTACCAACAGAACCTACAAATAGTATTCAAGGACTAGGCTATGGTGCTGGTGTATATAATGCAGGTGTTTCTACTACAGGTGAGAGAGCTTGGAGTGAACCAGCAGAAAGTTCTAATATTACTTTCTTAGGTAGTCAATGGTCAATGGATAATTGGGGAGAAGACTTATTAGCTGTTCGTAGAGGATCACAATTATTTTTTTGGGATGCTGATGCAAGTGCTTCTCCAGAAAGAGCAACAATTGTAAGTACTAGTCCTACTAAGATTAATAGTATTGTTGTTTCTCCTAATGATAGACATGTTATTGCTTTAGGAACAAATGAATTTGGCACATCTATTTTTAATCCTCTTCTTGTTCGCTGGTCAGATCAAGAAGATTTTACTAATTGGCAACCAAGTATTTCTTCTACATCTGGTGAAATACAGCTAGTAGATGGTACTGAGATTGTTGGTGGTATTCGTTCGCGTAATGCAATACATATTTGGACTGATCGTGCTATGTATGGTTTAAATTATACTGGTCCTCCTTTTATATTTAACAATACATTACTAGGCAATAATGCTGGTCTTATTGGTCCTCATGCTGCTGTAGCACTAGAAGGTGTTACTTACTGGATGGGTATTAATGACTTCTTTGCTTTTAATGGTAGAGTACAGAAACTAGATTGCACTGTTCGTCGTCACATTTATGATAGTTTTAATATGACACAAGGTGATAAAGTTTATGCAGGTACTAACTCTGAGTTTCACGAAGTAATTTGGCTATATCCTTCTACAGATGCTTTAGAACCTGATCGTTATATTATTTATAATACAGTAGAAAATCATTGGGTATTTGGTACAGGTTTCTTTAATACTTTTGAAGATAGAGTAGTATTTGATAATACAATTACTACTGGTGCTGTAAGTGCTAGTGGTGATAATTATTATTGGGATAATGAACCTTCAGGGATATTTACTGGTGATGGACAGGCTTTAACTTCTTATATTGAATCAGCAGATTTTGATATTGAAGACGGTGATCAGTTAATGTTTATTGATCGTATTATTCCTGACTATACTATTGATAGTGGTAATGTTACTTTTACTATTGACACTAAACAATATCCTAGTGGGACTACTATTACTAAAGGACCATTTACAATTAATGCAGGTACTCAAAAGATTGATATGAGAGCTAGAGGTAGACAAGCATCTGTAAGAGTTTCTTCTACTGAAGCTGGTACTAGTTGGCGGTGGGGTAGTGTTCGTATGGGTATACAGCCTGATGGTGGACGTTAAAAATGGCTAATAAACTTTATCCTGAGTTACCCTATTATGCTAACTTAAATGTGGTAGACAGTCAACAACTTTATAATGATCTTATTCGTTATGCTTCAGAAATGAAGTTTCTTCTTGAACAAAGAGATTTTGAAGTAGAATCTCAACCAGCTACACGAGTAAGAACTGTAGTAAGTGTTGGAACAATTGGTAGACCAGAAGAAGGTTTTATTGTTTACGCTACAAAAGCTAAAAAATATAAAGGTTATGTTTCAGGAACAGGTTGGGTGGATTTTCACTAATATGCAAAATGATTATAAAACTATGATGGAATTAATACAAAATAGCACATTTATTGAGAATGTCAATAATGGTGTTGCACCTCAAACTGATTATTTTGGTGCAAGAACTACTGAAGGTATGGCATATTCTAAAGATGCATTGTATAATAAACAAAGAAATAATACTAGTACTTTCCATGCAGATATGACTAAGCCACAGTCTCACTACATGAATCCAAAGCAGGGAACTAAATAATGATAGATAATAACGCACAGTATAGCGGTTTAGCTAATATTATGAATATGAGAGATCGTAATCCTAATACTCAGCTTGCTTATGTTCCTAA